ATTGATGAAGATGAAAGCAATTCAAGTACAAGCAATCCAGGTGATTTAACTAACGATAATGACTTGGGTGGTGACGTTCCTGATTTAGACACTGAACATCCTTTTTTATATAAGGGTGATGGAGTTTTGGAAAATGTTTTCACTGGTGAAATCGTAGTTGTTGGCCCTGAAGAAGCTGCAAATTTAGAAGTTGGTGGCCGGTATTCAGGTGGAACAGAACCGAAAGGACCGAATCAAGTTGGAATTCCAGAAGAAACTATCAACATCACATTAAATCCTGGTATGGGCGGTAATAATCGAGCCCCCACAGACGGCACAGGTGGCAATAATGTTCCAACTGATACCAATACTAATACTGACACAGGGAATCCAGCAGGGGGCCAAACAGGGACTGCACCAGGGGGAAACTCAGGTAATGGCAATCTAGGCAATGGCAATCCAGTTGTAATTCCACCTGGAAATACAAATGGAGGTACTGGAACTGAAGGTAAAGGTGATGAAGGAACAGGTTCAGGTACTGGCCCTGGAACCGGCCCTGGTGACCAGCCTGGTAATTCAATGATGCAAATGTTGAACATCAACCAAGACACGCCTATTACCGCTTCCTTGGTTCAAAGTGAAATGCGAAGAATTAAGCAGCCACCACCAAGTCTGTTAAATAGATTATTTGGAGTGAATTACAATGACCTTTCTTGAAATTATAAATGGGGTTTTGTCCAGGCTGAGAGAGCAAACAGTCACAACAAATTTAGAAACTGATTATTCCATCTTATCAGGGCTGCTGGTCAATGATGCCAAAAACCAAGTTGAACAGGCCCATGAATGGACGGCATTAAGAAAAACAATTGAATTCAATACTGTGGTAGGCACCACAACTTATTCGCTCACTAGTGCTTATCAATCAGCCATTTTAAAATGTGCCATGAATACTGGAAACAAAACTTATTTGCGTCAGCAGACCAAAGATTGGATGAATGACAGAACAGTTCTTAACACAGCAGCAACGGGTGAACCTACTTCATTTGCTTACATGGGAACGGATGCAAACAATTATTTACAGGTTCAGTTGTACCCAACGCCAGATAAGATTCAGACGATAAAGTTTGACATGGTAGTGCCCCAGGCTGATTTGTCAGATGACACAACGCAACTGACCATTCCAAGTCAGCCCATTATTCAATTGGCGTTTGCAATGGCATTAAGAGAACGTGGAGAAACTGGTGGTATATCTGCACAAGAACAGTTTGCAGTGGCTCAAAGAAGTTTGGGTGACGCAATAGCAATAGACGCTAACAAATATCCTGAAGAATTAGTTTTTTATTCGGTGTAAAAAATGGCACAACAACTACAAAACGTAACACTAGCAGCCCCGGGGTTTGGCGGTATAAATACCCAGGATTCTCCGTTGTTGCAAAGTCAATCCTTTTCTGCGATCTGCGACAATGCCGTGATTGATAAGCAAGGCCGAATTGCTGCAAGGAATGGCTATACCATTGTTCCTAGTAACGCTAGTTCTGTAATTACTAGTGGTGACGGTGTTGAAATGGTGTCTGAGTTTGTTCAACAAAACGGCACAAAAGTTATGTTTAGTGCTGCATCTAATAAAATATTTACTGGCACAACAACGCTTACAGATGTGACCCCTGGTGGTTACACAATTTCTGCTAATAAGTGGGACACTTGTTCCATTGCCAATAAGTTTTTTCTATTCCAAAAAGGTCATTTTCCCTTAGTTTATGACGCATCAACTTCTGCATTAACAAAAATAGTGGATCATGGTAGCGCAGCCGGTGTTCCTCCTAGTGCGAATATTTGTGTGGCAGCTTATGGCCGTGTATGGGCAGCAGATACAACCACAGACCAAAAAACAATTTATTGGTCAGATTTGCTTGATGGCGTTGATTGGTCTGGTGGCAGTAGCGGAAGTCTGGATCTTACGAATGTTTGGCCGAATGGCTATGACACAATCCAATCTATCCAGGCACACAATAATCTTTTGGTTATTTATGGAAAGAATTCAATCCTTGTTTATGCTGGAGCAAATTCACCCAGCACTATGGTTTTGCAAGATACCATTAAAAATATAGGTGCTGTAAATCGTGATTGTGTTGTGAGTACCGGCGTGGATCTCATTTATGTGGATTCAACAGGTGTCAGAAGTTTGGGAAGAACCATCCAAGAAAAGTCCGCACCAATAGGTGATATCAGCCGAAATGTTGATAATGATATTAGAAGATTTATCCTTTCGGATGGGGCTAACATTAGAACAGTTTATGATCCACAAAATGCTTTTATCATTGTTAGCTTTTCAGGTATTGGTGTTGTTTATGTGTTTGATACCAGGGCACCACTTCAGGATGGCAGTTTAAGAACAACAACCTGGTCCAGTATTGATCCTCTATCCATGACTGTTAACGCCGATGAAGAATTATTAATTGGTGTCACTGGAGGCTGGGGTAAGTACACCGGTCAACAGGATAATGGTCAGGACTACGAACTAAGCTATTTTACGCACCCATTGGACTTTGGTGATAGCAGCAGAAGTAAATTCTTAAAGAAGATAAACCTGACAACCTTCCAGGGATCAAACGCCAGGGTGGTTTTACAGTGGGGTTTTGATTACGTTGATGACTTCACCAAATCTGCGTTTCGGCTAGCGACTATTAACGCTGCTCAATACAATATTTCAGAATTTAACACTTCAGCAGAATATGCTAAGTCACCAGTTTTAATTAATACACAACGTGTTAATGCAAGAGGTTCGGGTGCAGTAGTAACAATCGGTTTAACCAGCACTGTAGCCGGTCAACCATTAGCCATTCAGCAATTAAATGTTTACAGCCTTGTCGGGCGGATAGTCTAAGGAGAAAACTCAGTGACTAATTATGTGAAAGCAACAAATTTCGCTGCCAAAGATAGCATGGCATCAGGCAACGCCCAGAAGGTGGTTAAAGGATCTGAGGTTGATGTGGAATTTAACCAGATAGAGGTCTGTTCAGCGACCAAAGCAAATTTAGCCAGCCCAACTTTTACCGGTACGGCGAACTTCTCAAATATTTCCGTTTCTGGCACAACGACACTTACCACAATTGATGGGGGAACCTACTAATGGCCCATAATCCATTTCATACAGCCACTGGTTTTGTCAATGATTTGTTGACTGATGAAAAATATAAAGATTTTAGAACTCTTGGTGCTGGCTTAGGCCAAGTTGCGTTAAGCGATAACCTGGCTAATACGTTAAGGGGTTTATCTGATACGGCTGCAAACACCTTGGGCACTTACGAAGATCAAATTGAAAAAGATATGGCTTTTAAGCCTTTCTCAGTGACTGGTGGTCCAGGTCAAGTTCAAGTTGATGCAACTGGTAACGTAAACTACACAACAGACTCACCCTACGCTGATCTACAGGATAATTTGACCGGTGGGGTATCTGATTTCTATAACAAGATTTTTGGTAAGCAAGTTGATCCGGTCACTGGTGCTGTAAGTTACAACCCATCTTCTGATAGAAATGCACTGATGAATCTAATCCAAGGAAGATCAGGGGAAGGCCAACCATCAATGCTCCAGACCTTGCAAAGCCAATACGGTGATGGGGTTTCACTTACTGATCCATTCACGGCTGATAACAGGGCTGCCAGGGAGCAAGATATTTTTAATCGTTTGACGGAAATCCGAAGGCCAGAAGAAGAAAGGGCACAAATGGCCCTGCAAGAGCAATTGCTAAATCAAGGCCGTTTAGGATTGCAAACAGCAGCGTATGGAGGTTCCCCAGAACAACTGGCCCTAGAGAAAGCAATACAAGAACAACGTGCTGCTGATGGCTTACAGGCTATTAACGCTGCCAGGTCAGAAGCGATGGATTTGACCAATGCAAGACAAGCAGCGATGGGTCAAGCAACGCAAGATTCACAGCTTTACAGTGACCAAGTGCTCCAGGGTCTTGGCCGTGAAATCCAGCAGAAACAGGCTGGTGCTGATATTGCTTCAAACGCATTAAGAGATTCTTTGTTGCCAACGGAAAGTCTGGCTGGTCTAAGTAATCTTGGTCTAAATGTTGCTGATCTGAATGCGGTTCAAGGAAGGCAGTTGGGCAGCAGTAGAGCTTCTCTAGTAAACACTTTACTTGATTATGACCTGGGCACTGAAGAGCAAGCAGCAACGCTTAGGAACAATAGTTTGCAGGGTTTGTTGAACTTATTAGCAAATGCAGGGGCTAGTGATAGCCAATCGAATAGGCTTACTGGTGCAACAGGTAATGCGTTTGCACAAGCCTTGGAAGCATTAGCAAAAGAAAATGCTTT